ACCCGTGACATAAAAGTAATAATGTTTTAATAAGAAATTTAAAATATGTCTTTTGACCTAAATTTAAATACAGTCTGTGATCATAGAATAGATAAGGAATTGGTGACTCTGGACACGGATCTGAGATCCATCAGGGCATCAAAACCGATTGCGTCGTCAAATGTAGACGTCTTTGCGTCTACAGATCAGCTGGCAAAGTCCCTTTATAATCTGGTCTATGACTCGAAACAAAATATTCCGATCAACCAGAACCGAAAGGTCTATTTGACATTTAAATGGCGGTCACTAGAAGATTTCTTTGAATTGAGCTATAATACAATCAGTAGTTATTGTCCTAAGTGCGTGGGATTTAATCAGATAAACGATATAAGTTATAATGTTGAAGGAGATTTTTTAATCCTTAGAAATGAACCGTTGCTCCTGCAAAACCTTGAAAAATTTACAGTTACAGAGCTACAGAGTAATCCCTTTCAACTTTTTGTAGGCACCAATCTAGTAAAATTACTCGGACAAAGAATCACAGATACAAGTTATATAGCAACAAAAATAACCCAGGAGATTAATACAACCTTGCAGACTTTTAAAAGTCTACAGACTAATTTAACATACGCAAAAAGGACCGTGACCCAAGGGGAACTTCTGGATAAAGTAACAACAATAAAGGTCAATTTTAGTAAGGCCGATCCAAGCATTTTAACAGCTTATATCGAAGCTCAGGCTAAGTCGGGAAAAGACGTAAGTTTCACACAGTTCTTAAAGGTAGCATAAATGTCTATAATAGCCCCTGTAATCCTACTTCCGACATCAAATAACTATACTACGGATATACCTGGCCAGACTCTGTCCGGAACTACAGATCCGAATACCGAAAGTATACTGGTTAATAATTCAACCTTCGGTGTTTCTTATACGGCTGGGGAAATTGTATGGGCATGGTCAGGAACTCTGTCCTTAGGCGTAAACACCTTTAATACTGTTGCTATGGAAAAGACCTCCCATAATCCAAGCACTGTAACCACTATTCAGATTACTCTGATCCAAAGCTCAACCTTTATCACTGTGTCCTCGCCCACAGGAATTCAGTTAAAATCAGCTCAGAATCAAATACAGATTTTGAATGTCAAAAATCCAGAATCTCAGGTCTTGGGTTATAATTACTATGTCTCAACTCAGAGCGGCGGAATAAATGATACCTATGCACTGATTAATCCGGTCCTCGTTACACAATATTCCTATTTTGAAGACCAAACAAAATTATTGAATACAGCAACGGACACCGTAGGAAATATCCGGGTCACAACAACGACAGAAGAAGTCGACCGGGTTTATTTCTACTCCTATGACTTTACTCAGGCAATATATCTCAGCATGGTCAATGCAGGAACTCTGCCCGCGGTAACCTTCTCTGAGGATACCCCATTTTTCTTTGTGGTCACCGCGGTTATCTATGACTCGGTCCTTGGTCAAGTCTCAGAATCAGCCTACTCTGCAGAGCTCCAAGGATCACCTATAACGATCACTACGGGTATTCAAGACTTACCGTCTCGAACCCAGAATGATGTTATCCTGACATTTTCACAGGAATTACTCACATCAAACGCCGGCATCGATACGTTACCAGGCACGGTTGTCCGAGACATGATGGATCCGATCTCTGAGGAAATGGCCCGGTACTATGTCATACAGGATTTTTTGTCGAACTCTTTGTCGGTAAGCACGCTACTTGATTTTGATGATCCTAATCACACGGGATCTAGTGCTTTAGTTGCATCAACATTGAATAAACAAGCTCTGAAAATGGCCTTGAATATGACCGACGATACGGCCGTTCAGAACCTTATTAATAGCCAGTTTGATAAGCTCGCATCAAACGTTAATGTGATCAGACTTGGGGCAACGCCTGCGGTGGGAACGGTTACCTTTTATATTCAAACACCTCCTGTACGAAATATGTCTGTTAATCAGGGGGCTACGGTGTCGTCTTTGGGAAATCTGGATCAGGGCATTCCTAGCCAAAATTATACGGTTTTGGAAACTAAGACTCTAGATTATACAAATTTAAGTCTCTATTATAATTCCTCTACGAACAGATATGAACTGATGGCCGATGTTCAGGCTTTGAATGCGGGGTCTGCAGGTAATACCGATTCCTATACGATTACGTCGATATCTTCGGGAGTAGACTCGGATTTCTCAGTTGAAAATCCGAGTCCTATAAGCTTCGGGCAGGACACGGAAACAAACTACGGCCTCTCAACCAGAATCGAGCTTGCCCTATACGCCGACACAGGAACCACGGGAGGCTATGCCAAGACCGCGGTCTCAGTCCCTGGCGTCCGTAATGTTCAAGTAATCGGTGCTACCCAGCCGTTGATGATACGGGACTACGACCCAGTCCGAAATATTCATGTGGGCGGTAAGGTCGACTTATATATACAAGGTCGACGGATCCAGCAGGTCTCAGATCAACTAGCCTTTTCCTTTGAATCTATAGGCGGGCAAGGAACTCAGACCGGTGAGGTCTTTATAGTGGTTAATGCCCCGGCCTATCAGTTTAAGTCTCAGAACCCACGGGTAGGACCCCACACTCCTATTTTTGACGTGACCAAAGTCCATAACGCTACACGAAATGCTGATTATGATATAACCAATTACCAGATCATAGACAACGGTGATACGATTGATCTTAATGAGACTCTGGCGGGAAATATTAACATAGGTTTGGCTTCGACGGATGTTATTCGAGTTGATTATAAGTTCAGAAGCTCAGACACATTTATTTTACAGCACCAACCGGTCTTAAGCATAAGTTCGATCGTAGGGCAGATCTCAGGCCTGCTGACGTCGGATAACTGGGATCTGGTACAGCTTCAGGATCCCCTAGACATGGGCGGTTCTACGATCTCTCAGGACGCTGTACGAATAAAGTTTGCGAATGGGCTACCTGTGACACAGTTTCAAACCATCACAGATGAGCCTCATGTTTTAATCCTTAATCAAAATGAGTCATTAAACTTTGTGGGGGCGGACCCCGAGTCCATTGTGGTAAAATCTACGGACCACGCAACGACCTATGTTCAGAATACGGATTATAGAATAATTCCGGGGACGGACACCGTAGCCACAGCCTTATTGTTATTAGAATCTGGTAATATTACCAACGGACAGTCTATTTTAGTGAGCTATGTGGCGATCGAGAATTTTATCATAACCTATACCACCAATAGTTTATTGGAAGTAGTTCAGGAAAAAGTCAATGCTATGAAGCACGCCTGTGCCGATGCAGTTATTAAACAGGACGTGCAGAATAGTGTTGACATGACTTTTACTGTGGTACCAAAAATAGGCATAACCAATACTAATTTGTTGTCCTCGCAGATTAGGACCGCGATAGCCAATCTTATCAATCAGTTGGGTGTGGGAGGATCGCTTTCTCAGAGCGCCGTGGTACGAGCCATTCAAACTATTAGTGATGTAAATTACGTGGTGTTGCCTATGTCGAGGATGGTCAAAGCAGACGGATCTTTTATTACCCGGGATCAGATAGGCCAAACACAGTTCCAAATTTATAATGTTGATGTGGTCACGTCTTATACGACGGTTATTCCGGTTCTGACGTATGCTACAGTGGCTGGTGGGGGGTCAACAAACGATTTCAGAGGTGTGTTCGAAAATAGCCAGCCTTTAGTTCTTCAAACAGATCCTCTTAATGTTTCTGGTGCTGCAGGCCGAGCTTATATTCAACCGGACGGTAGAATTGTTGTGAGCACAAAAGATGGTCAATTACCCGATATAAAAAGTTATCAAGCTGCTTATTTTGTATATGGAGAAAAAGGCAGTAAAGATATAAATGCAGAGGGTCTGGAAAGTTTAATTTTAGGAAATTTAACGATCGTTTTTGGTGATCCTAGTTAATAAAGGAAGCTAAAATGTCAGACAACTTAGGAACAGGCGTCTCGTATGTCGATCAGGTCAATGGGTATAATTACGACACAGTGGTTTTCCAAAAAGGGAAACCGCCTCTCGATACGGAGTTAAATGCCGTTCAGCAAATTCAAAATCTGCTGGCCCAGCGGGGACGTTCTAATTTTCCATCTGGCTGGCTGACTATTAAGCCCTATTATCTCAGCTCTCAATTACAAAACAGTTTTTACACCCAAGATCCCTCAACAGCCACGCCTGAATACGCCCTAGTAAACGGTGATATCATTTATGTGACTAATACTGCAACGACAACAAATAATGCTAACCTAATAGATCTAGGAGCTCCACCTGACGCAGGAAACGTTGTTAATGGCGTGTATTTGGAGGTCTGGCGGGCTCTTTTATCTCCTACGTCCTCTACGAATCGGCCGGCGCCTGAGACCGTCGTGGACGCTTTATATGATATTGCCGTGATGGATAAGAACACGGCTTGGGCTGTAGGCGAAAATGGTTTGATTCTGGCTACACCGGATGCTGGGCAGACTTGGTCGATTCAATCGAGTAATACCAAAAATGCTCTTAATGGTGTCTTT